CTATGGGCACGGTGTTGCTTAACAAACCTTATGAGGCTACAACCGTATCAGTGTACGAATCAGCACCATCAAAGCCCGTTATCTTAGATCTCACGTTAGATTTTATTGATAATATGCTCATTGTCACACCGCCAAAAGAAGAGGTGGTTATTTCAGAAGAAAGGACAGTCAAGACTGCAAATATCCTTGATTTTAATAGCTTAGATATTGATTATTTAGCAGAGGATTTTTTGGCAGAGGACGATTTAGAATTTACCGAACTAGACATTAACTACCTGGATGTTAATTATCTGGAGGATTTGTTAAATATACTAGATGCCTTGGGGATATCAGAGGAAGAGGATAAGTTGGCGCAAGTGTCGGGTGTTACAGTGACAGGCACAACTCTGGGCAGGGACGTAGAGACTCAAATAACAACGCTAATTACAGGACAGACTATTAGCATCCTGCGGAGCGTCAGTGAACACGCTAGGCTAGACCTTAATATTGCTAATGGATACACGGTTATCCTTATACAGGATGGGGTGTCCAACACTATAAAGATCAACGGAGGTGACTCTATTATCAGAATAGTGCAGGGGGGCTAATGAAAAAGACAATCATAGGCTTTATTGCCGCTCTCTTGTTCTCTGCCCTGTTCTATCAGCCCACCTTAGTTGAGGTTATAAAGCTAAGGACTTTTGATTACTTTATAGAAACAGAAGACCCCACAGGCACTATAGTTCTGCTTAATCTGACTGAGGAAGACATTCAGTCTGAGGGAGGATGGCCTTTCCCCAGAGAGCGTTTAGCTGAAATACATATAGACCTTTTAAATGCAGGCGCTGCCTCAGTGTCATGGGTTGCGGTATTTAGTGAGCCTGATCGGTTTGGGGGAGATGCAGCATTTGCCGAGGCCCTCTCTTATTATCCTTCAGTCATAGGTATGTTTGAAACAGAAGGGTTCCGTGACATTCCAAGCACTGAAGGCACGGTTATCCTGGGCGAAGAAGTTGGCGGCATTATGGCTGCAGGTGTAACGCAGAACATTAAGGTGCTGCGAGACGCTGCGCTCCAGGGAATCGTATCTGCACCGGTTGATGTAGATAACCTGGTGCGACGCATGCCCCTGCTAATGAGAAGCCCAGAAGGCTGGATGGCCAGTTTTGGCACGCAGATGCTCAAGGCTATCACTGGCACGACAACCTATGTTATCAAGACTAGCCCTGGTGGCGCAATTCAGGAGATAAGAGTCAAGCAGCTCAACCCTATTCCTACTGACTCTGATGGCAGGGTATGGGTAAACTGGGTTGTTCCACATGGAACATCTTTATCTGAGATGGATGTTGCAGGTAAGATGGTGGTTGTGGGCACAACGGCTAAAGGTATACTTCCGCAGGTAGCCACCCCCGCGGGGCTTTTATACCCTCACCAGGTACAAGCAGCATTAGCTGAAACTATTCTTCATGCCAGCAACAAGCGCATGCCCATGATTCCGCAGCAAGCATTGTTCTATGAGGCGTTAAACTTTATCTTTGGGGTCCTGTTGGTTTTTATAGCCCTTAATTACTTTGGTGTATACCTGGGCCTTTTAGCATCACTGTTATCTATGGTTGCAATGGGGGTGCTTGGGGTGCAATTAGTGCAGCGAGGTTTTTTAATAGATGTTACCTGGACCATTATCTCTCAGTTTATTGTTGCAGCTGTTACCTTTTATTTAAGCTACAGGGATCAGTACAAGCTCAGGCAGCAGATTAAAAAGCAATTTGAACACTACCTAGACCCTCGGCAAGTAAAACGGTTACAAGACGATCCAAGCCTATTGAAGCTCGGCGGGGAAAAGCGGTACTGTACGTTCTTGTTTACAGATGTAAGAGGCTTCACGGCGCTATCAGAGAGCGTCACTCCTGAAGAAGTCACCTACATTATGAACAGGGCTCTTACGGCGCAACAATCCGCAGTAGAAAAATACGACGGCCTCACTGACAAGTACATCGGAGACGCCATGATGTCAATTTTTGGAGCGCCACTGGACTTAGAAAACCATGAGGATGCAGCAATAGCGACCGCCAAACAGATACAGGTAAACATGATAGAGCTCAACATTGAGTTTGCTGAGAAAGGTCTGCCCCCCATAAAAATCGGGATAGGCATAAACAGTGGGTATGCGATTGTGGGCAATATGGGTTCGGAGCAACGCTTTGACTATACGGCCATAGGAGATGCGGTTAATGTAGCGGCCAGGCTAGAATCTGGGACTAAGGCGGCGGGTGTTGATATACTAATAGGAAACAATACTGCACAAATGTGCAATAGTGCGTTACAATTATTACCACCCATTAAAGCAAAAGGCAAAGCTGAGAAGCTAATTGTGTATACTTTGATTAACGAGGACTAAAAATGATTACCATTAATGACGTAACCTACGAAGAAGCAGATTTAACCCCAGAAGCAATTGCTAATGTTGCTCGTGTTAACGAGTTAAGACAAGAGCTTAACTCACATCAAATGCGTGTCTCAGAACTTAATGTTTTAATTTCTGCTTACGCTAACGCAATCAAAGCAAGCGTTGAAGTGGTTGAAGAGGAGGCTGTTGAAGCATAATGGCTACAGTAAAAGAGTGCATTGTACGGTTAGAGTCGCATGAGAAGGAATGTCTTGTGCGGTATACGAATATTGAAAAGCGCCTGGACGAAGGAAGCGCAAAGTTTAGGCGCCTAGAAAATATGATGTGGAGTTTGTTTCCTTTTATATTAATCTCAATAGCCACGGCTAAGTGGCTCTAGGAGTAACTATGTTAGCAGCACTGATAGGCCCAGTAACCGGACTTTTGGATAAATTCATTGAGGACAAAGATCAGAAGAATGCTTTAGCGCATGAAATTGCTACGATGTCCGAGAAACATGCTATGGAAGTGGCTAAAGGCCAGTTAGCCGTTAACGCAGTTGAAGCGGCCCATAAGTCCTTGTTTGTGGCCGGATGGAGACCGTTTGTTGGGTGGATCTCTGGAATCGGCTTACTCTACAATGTGTTGATTGCACAGGTTTTAGGAATCTGGTTTGAAGTGCCAGAAGTTGATCCATCTTTGTTGACTCCCATATTGATGGGCATGCTCGGCATGGGAGCCATGCGCTCCTACGAAAAGACAAAAAATGTTGCGAGAGAAAAATGACTGATTTTAAAAACGATAACTTTAAATACTTTAAGCTCTCAGATTTTGATTGCCAAGAAACTGGCGAAAATGGTATGTCTTTTGATTTTATTCACGCTCTTGACCAGTTAAGGGCGGCCTGTGCCTTTCCTTTTATTATTACAAGCGGCTACAGAAGTAAAAACCACAGCATAGAGAAAGCAAAAAAAATTGCAGGAACCCATGCATACGGCATTGCCGCTGACATTAAAGTCTCTGGAGGCGCGCAGCGTTTGGCGATTGTTAAACATGCGTCCGCTATGGGGATGTCTGTAGGTGTAGCCAAGTCCTTTGTGCATGTAGATGTTCGCAAAACCCCAGCTATGTGCTGGTGTTACTAGAATTTTATGGCTGGCTTGGACCTAAAAGACTTTGACATACTGTCTGAGCAAGAACAGACGGAGGCAATGGCTCTCATTAGCCGTTATGATCGGCTAGAAAAACAAGAAGAGTGCCAGGGTGACTTCATTTCTTTTGTAAAGCATATGTGGCCTGAATGTATCCTGGGCAGGCACCACCGTATTATTGGTGAAAAATTTAACAGGATTGCCCAGGGTAAACTCAAGCGTTTAATCGTTTGTTTGCCACCTAGGCATTCTAAGTCTGAATTTGCCTCTACCTTCTTACCGGCCTGGATGATGGGTTTGCGTGGGGATCTCAAGATAATCCAAACAACGCACACCGCGGAGTTAGCTGTACGGTTTGGTCGTAAGGTCAGAAACATTATTGACAGTGAGGATTATCAACACGTTTTTCCTGAGCTGAAGCTGCAATCTGACAACAAAAGCGCCGGTCGATGGACCACTAACCAGGAAGGTGAATCTTTCTATGCTGGTGTTGGTGGCGCTATCACAGGTCGTGGTGCCGATCTTCTAATTATTGATGACCCTCATTCTGAGCAAGATGCACTGTCGCCAACGTCGATGGACGCAGCCTATGAATGGTATACCTCTGGTCCTCGGCAGCGTCTGCAGCCAGGCGGGATCATTGTTATTGTAATGACTAGGTGGAGCACTAAAGACCTGGTTGGCAAGGTGTTAAAGCGCCAGGGCGACGAGCATGCCGATCAGTGGGAGGTTGTAGAATTTCCTGCAATCATGCCTGAGTCTGATGAGCCCCTATGGCCAGAGTTTTGGAAGAAGGAGGAGCTGCTAAGTGTTAAGGCTTCACTGCCTATTTCCAAGTGGAATGCACAGTGGATGCAGCAACCTACCGCGCAGAGTGGCGCCATAGTAAAAAGAGAGTGGTGGCAGTTATGGGAAGATGAGCGCGTGCCATCCTACAGCTACATTATTCAATCCTATGATACTGCCTTTTCTGCAAAGGAAACGGCTGACTATTCTGCCATCACAACCTGGGCGGTTTTTGAGCCGGAGGCGGAGGGTCCAGAAGCTATTATGTTGCTGGATGCTAAGCGTGTTCGTTTAGACTTTCCAGAACTGAAGAAATTGGCGTATGATGAGTATAAATATTGGGAGCCTGATTGCGTATTGATTGAAGCAAAGGCAAGCGGCACCCCTTTGACGCAGGAATTGCGTAGGATGGGGATACCCGTGGTGGCATATACACCGAGTCGAGGTCAGGATAAGATAGCTAGAATGAATTCTGTAGCCCCTATATTTGAATCTGGAATGGTGTGGGCCCCAGAGGAAGCCTTTGCAGACGAGGTTATTGACGAGATGGCAGCTTTCCCTTTTGGTGAGCATGACGATTTTTGTGATAGTGCTACAATGGCATTAATGCGGTTTAGGCAAGGTGGCTTCCTGAGCCTAGAATCTGATTATAAAGACGAGGCCCAATTCTTAAATAGAGGCAGGGTGGTATATTACTAATGGCTATTGAAAAAAGAAATTTAGGGACTGAGGACGACGCAGATATTATTACGTTGGGTTCTAGCATGGAAGTCATGCAAGAGCCGTCACGCCAGGACATGATACGCGATGCTGCCGAGATCTTGGTGACAGAAAAAGACATCTTAGTCGATGACGAAATTGGTGAAATTGACGAGGCGCTGCAGGTTGATTTTAACGCCAACCTAGTAGACTTCCTTGATAAATCAGACCTCAACCTCCTTGCTGGAGATGTTCTTCAGTCTATTGATGCAGATAAAGAGTCACGCAGTGATTGGGAAAAAACATACACAGATGGATTGAAGTACCTTGGCATGAAGTTTGATGACGCTAGGTCCACTCCCTTCCAGGGCAGCTCTGGTGTCATTCACCCTATTCTTGCAGAGGCTGTTACTCAATTCCAGGCGCAGGCTTATAAAGAGTTGTTGCCAGCTAAAGGCCCAGTTAAAACAGAGATAATGGGTGCTAGGACACCGGAAGTTGAAGCCCAGGCTGAGCGCGTTCAGGAGTTTATGAACTTCTACATTATGAACGTCATGCAGGAGTATGATCCAGAGCTGGATATGCTGTTGTTCTACTTGCCCCTGGCAGGATCTGCGTTTAAGAAAGTTTATTACGACACGGTTAAGAAGCGTGCATTGTCAAAATTTATCATGCCGCAGGACCTAATAGTTCCTTATGAGGCTTCGGATCTTAGCTCGGCAGAGCGTGTTACTCACGTTTTAAATATGTCTAAGAATGAAATCAGGAAGCAGCAGCTCTCTGGTTTTTACGCTGATATAGAGCTCAAAGGCGGAGGTCAACACTTTAGTCGATCTGAGATTGAAGAACAAATTGATGAGATTGAAGGCCAGTCGCCAAGTTACCAGGAAGATCGAGACCATGTAGTCTATGAGACGCATTGCGTCCTGGACATACCAGGTTTTGAGGACGTTGGAGAAGACGGCGAAGAGACCGGCTTAAAATTACCTTATATTGTTACGATTGATTCCGGCAGCCAGCGGGTGCTATCTATCAGGCGTAACTACCTAGAGAATGATCCCTCTAAAGATAAGATCAAC